TATCCATATGAAACATTGTCTTACCGTGAAGTGCTCCATTGGAACCACCACCGCCAACAACTCCTGATATATCATAACTATCACAACCAAAAGCACCTAAATGTTTATTACCCGGATGTTTAATTCCATTCCTAGTTTCAATTCTATTTTGCATTCCTTTCTCAGGAGTCCAAGATACATAAAATCTACCTCTAGTATCAGGACTAAATAAAACCTCACTATCTTTTATACCATTCTTCCAACTAAAACTACCACGAGTAACGTGATGGTCTAATATAATTGAATCGTTATAATCTATTTGCTGATATATTTTTGTTAAATTAAATATTGATTGTTTACTTTCATCTCTAAATGCGTGAGACTCTGTTCTAGGAAACTGTCTATAGAATTCGTTTAATGCATCAGGGTCATTCTTTAAAGAATCCACTTCATCTTGCCAATAGTTAATAGCACCTTTATGTATCATCTCATCATCAATTCCTAACACAGGTTTACTTGGTGTATGAAAAACAGGCATACCGAACCTATCAATAAATCCTTCCATATTCCATTCCATAGGAATAAACAAACTATACAAACCACTTTTAGTTTGACCGTTTGCATTTCTATCAAACACATTAGAGTCTTCGTATAATTTTTTAAAGTTATCTCCACCCTTAGACAAGGCATTTGAAGTAGAACCCATCATACATTTACCTATAATTTTTGAACCTAATCTTAAACAAGTCTTAGTAACTCTCCAATTATTTAATATATTATTTGGCTTAATCCATTTACCACTCTCATCGTGAATTAATAATAGTAATTTCTCACCATCATAACTGTTATCATCTGTATTTTTCCAATCAATTGTAGTATCTAATCCATACAACTCATCGTCTGTAGAATCAAACATATTTTTTTTAGTAATCTTAGATGCAGGAATTCTAAAAGCTAATTCAGTTTTTGGTTTATCCATACCATCCTGAATAGGTTTAAAAAAGAAAGGATAATTATTTGCAATAGGAACAACTTTGTCTGTAAACATTTTCTTTGCATCACCCCCTGTCTTAGATAATATACCTATTCTTGCATCTTTAGATATTGTACCTGTATTGGCACATTCCTCACTACCCATATAAGAAAATCCTGAACGTCTAATTTTTAAATAGTCCATTCCAAAACTCCTCTTATCAGCTTTACAAGCTTCCCAAAAAATATATAGTATTCTATTTGCTTCTCTAAAATCAGGATAACCAATATCTATTTTAGTCCATTGAAGATACATAAAATGAGAACCTGTAATATAAGTTTTAATTCCATTAGAATAAAACCACGTTCCTCTTTCTCTTTTTACAAATTCATTTTCAACATAATCTACCCATTGATTTTTAAATTCAGTAGCCATATCATTCCATTGAAATATAGATTGAATTTTCGATAAAGGTTTTGGTATATCTTTTCTTTCCCAATACTGATTAGGCTTAGACTCATCTCTTTTAAAACAATCTTTAGGAGTTGCAGGTAATGCAATTCTAAGTCCTTGTATTGAAACAACATCGCCAATCGTACCGTCTTTAGATATAACAATAATGTTATATTTTTCGTTAACTCCGTACTCCCAAGACCTAGCTTTGTTCTTAGTTGTCAGAACATTCTTCGGTACAACATCACTAAGTAATGTATATAGATTATTTTGAGTTTCTTTCTGCAAATCCTTGTTTGGTATCAGTTCTATTTGGTCCGTTATCTATAGCGTCTAGTGCTTCTTTCTCGGTTTCTATTCTGTTTAAAATTTCAAACGCATCAAAGATTGCTAACTTTTTAGTAGCTGCTGCATTCTTTAATCTATCTGCAGATAAAGCATCTTCAGGGTCGTGTTTAATAATCGCTTCCTTCGAAACCTTTATTAGTTGTTCCACCGCCTTGTAACCTGCTTCTATTATTTTTAATTTTATTTCTTTTGAGTTCATTTTTAAATCGTTTCATTTTTTTTAATGGAATATCTTTATGGTCTTCGTCCTCCATCCAATCCCATTCTCGACTCATAACGCTAAGGTAATCTGATGGTCAAAGATTCGATATAGAACTTCACCGTCTACGTTAAACTCGTACTCGCTTTCAGGTTGAAAAGAAACCCTATCGCCTTTGCTAATTCCATAGCTAGACAAATACTTATTTGGATATACCATCTCTCCTACTAAAGGTTCGTTAGAGATTGGTTTAAAAATATAGGACTCTTCAACATCAACAGGTTTAATAAAACAATTTTTATCGTGTGCATTCCAACCGTCTATGTTTTTATACATATAAAACTGTTCGTCCTCTACAAAAAATAAGTTGTCTTTAAAAAAGCTTCTACCACTTACTTGTTTTCCTTTCATATTATTATAATACTTGAAAACATTGTGATGTACCAAGAGAGTATTCCCTACTTCTATAGGACCTTTATATCCTAATGGTAGTTCTATTACTTCAGCTTCTCTGTTTGAAAATTTGTGGTCTTCCTGTGAAGTACTGATAATGAATTCAATACCTCCTATTTCTTTCGTGTTATTATATCTCTTACCTTTTACAGGTTTAACAATAAACGCAAATGGTGATTTCATAACTTAGTTTATGACTGCTAAAAATTTATGTTATATTCAATTGATATAGGCATAGTAGAGTTGAATTCTTTCCACAATAATATTTCATCCTTTTGTTGAATATAAATACAAATCGAAGATTCTTCTTTTCGTATTAAATGAATGTGAAAGTTTCCATTCAGTATGTCCTGTCCTACAAGATAGTGCATCGCACCTGACTTATAATCCGGACCTACTGAAATTTTTCTTATGTCCATTTTATTAAGATATTTCCTGTATGATTCTCCAATTTGTTCCATCAGACCAAACAGATAAGCTAGCATACGCAGAATTTATAGTCTTGGTAGCAGCACCGTTTATAGTTTCAGTACCGTTTGCCCTTAAGGATATTGTTTGAGTAGCACTTATAGTTCCGTCTGCACTAAATATAATTTTTCTATAAGGAATAGAACCTGCTTTTGGTAAATTAAGTTTAGAAAAACCTGCTCCACCTGTCCAACTTATAGTATATATATTTCCGTATTGAACAACATCTTGATTCCCACCGGATTTAGCAGCGACAACTACAGGTGCTCCTGTAGCAAATGACTTTAAATTAAGTATATCTCCAATAGTATAATTTTTAGTAATATCCAAACCATCTGAATCTACTTCTGTACCAATTAACTTGTCAGCTATTGTTGGTGCACTATCTATTTGATATGTACTTATTCTTGCCATTACTTTATTTTTTCTAGTTTTGCTTCTTTAGGAACCTGAATAACGTCTCCTGTCTTAACATCAATTTGAGCATCTGCACCATATACCTTAGCTAAATCTTTTTCAACTTCAGCATAATCTGATTTCAATTTATTAATGTTTTCGATTACAACACTTTTTGATAACTCAATATCTCCTAATTGCATTTTCAATTGATTGAATGCATTTAGCATTGACTGAACTTTTGTCAATTCAATTTTGGTAAGTGTTACTTTCTTTACTTCTTTTTTAATTGCTTTCTTCATTTTGATATTTTATTTAATTTAATTTATATATAACAAAGGTAGTTAATTATTACTTACCTTCAAAAAGAGTTAATACTTCTAACATAAATGATTGTCCGTTTGCTAGGGTTACTGTAGCAAAAGGATTCCTCGATTTAGTATTTACAGACATCGATGTAATTGTACTTTCTTTTGCTCCATCAATACTTACAGGGAAAGCAGTTGCATTTGTTCCGTTTGTTCCCGGATTACCTTGACTACCTGTAGCACCTCTAGAACCTGTCGCTCCCGGACTTCCATTACTTCCTGCAGTTCCTGTGTTTCCTTTTATCCCTTGTATACCTTGAGCACCATTAGACCCTGCATTACCTGTGTTACCTGTTGCACCTTTAGCACCGTTAGTTCCATTTGTTCCGGGGTTTCCTTTCGCTCCTGTCGTACCTTGAATACCTTGTCCACCTTGTGAACCTGTTGCTCCACGAGCACCTGCTGCACCGTTAATTCCGGCTTTTCCTGTAAGTCCTTGTATTCCTTGACCACCGGTTGCTCCTGTTCCACCTTGTATACCTTGTATACCTGTTGCACCTTTATCACCTTTAGCACCATTAGAACCATTAGTTCCTGCAGTTCCTGTAAGACCTCTTATACCTTGTATTCCTTGTCCTCCTGTCGCTCCTGTTCCACCTGTAGTTCCTGTTGCTCCTCTGATTCCTTGTCCTCCTTGGTCTCCTTTTCCTCCCTGTGCTCCGGTATCTCCCTTTGCTCCATTAGAACCTGCGGTTCCTGTAAGTCCTTGAATTCCTTGGACACCTTTTGCTCCTGTTCCACCTGTAAGACCGGTTAATCCTCTTATACCTTGAATACCTTGTCCACCCGTTCCTCCGGCTGCACCTGTATTTCCGGTTAATCCTTTATCACCTTTAGCACCGTTGGTTCCGTTGGTTCCGGCATTACCCTTAGCACCGGTTCCACCTTGGATACCTTGAATTCCTTGGTCTCCCTTAGCACCGGTTCCACCTGTTCCTCCTGTATTTCCTGTTATACCTCTTATACCTTGGATACCCTGTCCACCTGTTGCTCCTGTTCCACCTTGGTCTCCCTTGGCTCCTGTTAAACCCCTTGCTCCATTTGTACCATTTGTACCGGCATTTCCTGTAGACCCCTTAGAACCCGTTAAACCGATGTCTCCTTGTATTCCTTGTACTCCTTTAAGACCTTGGTCACCCTTTGCTCCTGTCCCCCCTTGTGCTCCGGTATCACCCTTTGCTCCATTGGTTCCTGCAGTACCCGTAACACCTCTTATACCTTGGATACCTGTGTTTCCTTTAGCACCTGTTGTTCCTTGAATACCCGGATTACCTTTTGCTCCCGTTAATCCTGTATCTCCTATGACACCTTGAATTCCCTGAAGACCTTGGTCTCCTTTAGAACCTGTTGCTC